GTGATGCAGAGATTTTGGAAATACCTGATGCTCTGCTTTATTGTGTTAAGCTAAGGCATCAAGAGTGGGAAGGAAGTTTTCAATTTTGGTTTAATATAGACTCCCTAAGGTATAGAGAAACTATTATATGATTATTAATAAATGTACTGAAGCAATTAAGAATGTAAAAGATATAACACTTCCTAATGGTTTAGTTACTAATACATGGTCTAGAGAATATATGGTTTATTGTGAAGCAAAAACTATAGCTAGATGGAGCTTACCTAAAAGAAGAAGTTTCTTAGATGAGATGAAGAATACAGCTCATGTTAATAAGTTAAAGAAATGGTTAAAATTTTTTTGGGAAAATAAAAAGTGAAATTTACTTTAACAGAAAAGAATCTAAATGAATTAATAAGAAAACTAAAATCCTTAGATTGCAAAAAACCATGGTCAATAACTATTCAAGAATACCAATATAAAATTACTCCAGAGCAAAATAGATACTATAGAAAATTTTTAAGGATATGGAGTCAATATAAACCATTGATAAAAAGAATGGAAAAAGAAGGTAAATATATGCCAAGTCCAGAAGAGTGGCATGAGTATTTTAAAGATAAATATTTAACAGAGGTAAAGCCTTTTGGAAATACAACTATAAAAATACAAAAAAGCTCACAAGAATTAACAGTTGCACAAATGTCAAAATATATAGATACTATAAAAATATTTTGTTTTGAAACTATAGGGTTTGAATTTGATGAAGAGGATATATTATGAACAGCATTAAAGAAGCTTATGATTTTATATGCGATATAAATGATGACAGTAATATGAAGTTGACTTACCAAGAAGCTTTAAAACTGGCAGAATGGGCATTAAAGCGACAAAAAGAAAAATCCAAAAAGAGAGCAAATGAAGAGAAAATCTAAAACTAAAGACGAAAGAAATTGGCTTAATAAAATATCTAATTTTGGGTGTGTGGTTTGTATTAAATTTTATGATGTAGACCCACAAAATATATTACCAGCAAATTGTCACCATATTAGAGAAGGGATGGGAGCTGGACAAAAGAACAGTCATTATATGGTATTGCCTTTATGTTGGGAGCATCATCAAGGTAACGATGGCTTTCATGCTGGGCAAAAAACTTGGGAATCTAAATATGGAACAGAGTCAGAATTATTAGAATATGTGTTAGATAATTTATAGGAGGTAAGTTATGCAGACAGCTATATTTGTATTAATAATTAGTTTAACAGTAGACCCAGAGCTTTGGGAATATAAAGGACATTTTTTAAATTGTAGACAAGCCACTATTTGGCAAGAGATACACTATCCAGATGCTAAAGCTACTAAATGTATGCTTGAGGAGTATATAACTATGCCAATAAATATTAATAAACGAACTTTTGATATAAGGGATAAACATGGGAAAAGGCTCAACTAGAAGACCGCAAAACGATAAAAAGTTTGCTGATAATTTTGATAGAATTTTTAACAACAAAAAGGATAAAGATGGCGATAAGCCCAACACAAAGAACTTTAAAAAAGTTAAGGGAAAGTAAAGACTATCCTTTAATTGCAATTGTTGAGCATTGGAATTCTTTTGCTAGAATAAGACAAGACCTATTTGGAATATTGGATATATTGGCAATAGATATAAAAGGAAACACAGTGGGAATTCAAGTTACCAGTTATAGCAATGTTTCTGCAAGAATTAAAAAAATGGAGAACAGTGATGCCATTAGTCATTTAAGAGATGCAAATTGGATTCTTTTGGTTCAAGGATGGCATAAGAAAAATAACAAATGGGTATGTAGAGAAGTTAATATTAGTTAAGGAGATTTAAATGGAAAAACAAAGAAGTCATTATTCTAACGAAGAACTTATAGTTTTTGAGGAAAGAGCTAAAGATTTTATAAAAAGAAAGCCAGAAGCAAGTAGGAAAAGAGTTGCAGATTACGCTGGAGTTGGTTTATCTGTATTAGAAAGGCTTGAAAAAAATGGCAACTTTAAATTACCTAAAGCTATGACATCCAAACAAATTAGAAAAATTAATAAAAATTGGGGAATTGATTGAGGCTTGATAGGCTAAACTCTATTTTAGAAGATTGGGTTCGTTGGCATAAAGTTGATGACCACAAATTAGGTTACCCTAATAAAGTAAGTTATATGTCCACTGGTGGGTATTCCGCAAATATTTTTGATGATATGTGTAATGTATCAGACAAACAAAATGTAAAAACAATTGATGCTATTATTTATTCACTACCAAAAGAACAAAGGCAGGCAATTTGTGCAAAATATCTTGGAGAAAAACAGCCAATATTTTTTGAGATTAAATTAGATTTAGCTATGGACAATTTATTGACTATTGCCAGCAAAAGAATTGGTGCATAAAAACTTAACAAAAAGACTTGCTTTTTATATTTACTATGCCATAATTAGTTGTAGTTAAATTTTAAAAGGAGTTAGACATGGAAAATAAATATTGGATGGTTAAACAAATAATACCCCATAGTTTAGAACGGTTAGAATTTTTAAGAAAAATTTATAATTTAGGCAATTTACAAAACGAACATGTAAGACTATACAAGGAGCTAAACTAATGAAAAATGATTTAGCAATTTGGTTTGTTGAAGATGAAAACAGAATGGTTCACATGATTACAGATACAAAAGAAGCAGCTTTAGAGTTTGCTGATTTTAATTGTGAAGGTGGTGAACTTGCAGTTTATAAAAGATATGTTTTTGATAAAGCTGATGTTACCTATTATTGTGAAAGCAAAAAAATGGACAAAGGTTATAATGAATCAGTAAGATACGATTTAAAAATAGAGGAGACAGTATAATGGCTATTATAGATTCTGGAAATATAAAGATAATTGTAGATATGCCTAATAAAAAATTAGAAAAAAAGGTAGAAAAAGTTGTAACTGGATTAGTTAGACCATTACCTTTTGAGTGTGAAATTTTAAATAGGCAGCCATTGATGGTTAAGAATAATTTAAGTGGTGAGGAAGTTGAGTTAGAACCAGATGCAGTAGCAGTTTTTGACTCAGTTAAGGGCGCTGAACTAATAGGGGAATATGAAAAAGTTAGGCAAGGTTGTGCTTGGTTTAGAAAATATTTTCCTAAAGAATATATGGTTTTATTAGATTAATTAAAGGGGATGGGCAGCAATGCCCATTTTTTCACAATATGGATTCAAAATTAGATATAGAATATTTAGATATTAACAGCTTAACTCCTTATGAGAAAAATAGTAGAACTCATAGTGAAACTCAAATTGAGCAAATTATAAAATCTATTGATACATTTGGGTGGACTAACCCTATATTAATAGATGAAAATAAATTAATCCTTGCTGGTCATGGTAGATTAAGAGCTGCTCATGAAATGGGTTTAAAAAAAGTTCCATGTATAGAAATAAAAAAACTAAACGATAATCAAAAAAAAGCCTATGTCTTAGCTGATAACAAACTAGCAGAAAATTCTGGATGGGATTCTGATTTACTAAAAATGGAATTACAAGAATTAAAAGATATTAACTTTGATTTCAATGTAATAGGATTTGATGCAGTTGAGCTTTCTACTATATTAGATGTACACATAGAAGAAGAAAGTAACTGGTCTGATAATGAGTCTATTATACAATACAATATTATTTTTGATAATGAAGACCAACAAAAAACTTGGTTCAATTTTATAAAATATTTAAAAATACAATATGAAAAAAAAGACACCATTGGAGAAAGGTTATCTGAACACATAGAGGGGTTAAAAGTAAACCAAAATGGCTAGACAAAAAAAATACATAGACACAAATGTTTATGATGAAGCAAAAAAAAGAATACATCACATATATGACATATTTGACACAATTGTGGTTATGTACTCTGGAGGAAAAGACTCATTAGCCGCCCTTCATTTGGTCAAGGAAGTAGCTGACGAAAGAGGCCTAACAAAACCTATTAATGTAGTGTTTAGGGATGAAGAATTGATACCTCAAGAAGTAATAGATTTTGTAGATGAATACAGAAAAAAAGATTGGGTTAATATGCTTTGGTTCACAGTACCATTGGCTTCTACAAAATACATTATGTCTGTATGTCACAACTATACCCAATGGGATAACAATAGAGAATGGGTGAGAGATAAGCCTAACTTTTCAATTAGCTTAGAAGATGGTGACGATAGAGTTTTTGACCAATACACTATGGATGCTTACACCTCAAAACATTACAAAGGTAAACAAGCATTTGTTACAGGCATAAGAGCTAGTGAATCATTAATGAGATTTAGAGCTAGTGTATCTAAATTAAATGACAATTATATTAATGCTGTTCCAGATAAAGCAGCAAAGAATGTAAATTTATGTAAACCATTATTTGATTGGATGGAAGATGATGTTTTTAAATATTTTTACGATAAAAAAATAGAATACTGCACCCTGTATGACAAACAAATGTGGGGAAAAAATGCTTTAAGAGTATCTACTCCATTACACGCTGAAACTGCTAAACGATTTGATAATATAAAAAAAATAAGTCCTGAACTATACAGCCAAGTTATAAGAATATTTCCAGAGATGCTTCATCATGAAAGGTATTATAAGGAATACAATATTAAAGCTATTAAGAAAAAATATTCTAGCAGCTTTGAAGCTATTAGGTCTTGGGTAGTAGAAAATTTAACTGACAAAGAACAATTGCAATTAGCAATGAAAAGATTAAATACCACAATAGTTGCACATAGAAAAAGACCGGACTCATATCCTTTAGATTATGTTTTAAATTATTTTATGAGCGGTGCATTTAAAAGAGCAATTTTGCCAAAAGCAAAAACTAAAAAGGAAAAAGAAAATGAACAATCCAATTGATAATATTAAATGGTTAGATGCTAACGAATTAAATGGCAATGACTACAACCCTAATGTTGTATTCACTCCTGAACTTAAATTATTAGAAACAAGTATATTAAAAACTGGATGGGTTCAACCAATCCTTATATCAAAAGATAAAACAATAATTGATGGATTTCATAGATGGTCATTAACTAAGGATAGTAAAAAGTTAAAAGAAGCCTTTAATGGTA